TCAAAGATACTAATGGAGTTATCATATTTCCTAAAGGTGTAAGAGTCAGTGCTGCACAGAGTGTAAGTTATTTTGAACCGTTGAGTGAAGAATCAGTAACAGTAAATCCTATATCAAGAGCAGTTACTAATTTTGAATATGAACAAAAAGTTAATGATGATAAGAGAAGAATATTTTTAATCAAACCAATATACCTAGGTGTTGTCTTTGATGATCTAGAAGAAATGATGACATACAAAGAAGGATCCACTCAGTTTGTGAGTGAATCCATGAAACGTGCTGATAATATCAGACTATTTGAGTAAGTTAATATATGCTGCTATAACCAAGAGGGTTAGACAGATCTGATTATATCTCACTTAACTCTCTGCTAGTTTCTGGAAGTATGAAAGAGCATCATCCTCATCTTTATCTACAGTTGTAGATGGAGTTGGTGTGGAGACTGCCTTAGTAACAACCTCTTCAGCAACAGAACGTGCATTATCCTCAACATCAATCTCCTCATCAGGAGTGTATCGTTGAGCAGGCTTCTTACCAAGAACATACTTTAATCTTCTTTCAAGATCTTCGTAACTCTTGAACTGATCTGCAGCAGTAACAGCAGCAAGAGAATACTCTTTCTTCCATATCGCTTCTAATGCGTCATCGTCATCGAGAAGTGGTGCGACTGAATCGAACTCTGACTTATCGTAGTTCCAAAAACCATCCTTTTTAACAATCTTCAACTTGAAGTTTGCACCTTGCCAGAAGTCAAAAGGATTGATTGGAGTCTCATCTTCAAACTCTGGTTGCATTGCTTCCATAATCTTATCAAATATTTTTTTACCATACTTAAATAAGAATACTTTACCCTCGTTCTGAGGATTTGTAGGATCTTTAACAACATAGATGTTACTGTAATAAGATAACTTACGTTTCTGTTTACGAACTACATCTTTGTCGGATTCATTTCCACTGTTCCATAACTCTCTGTTATAATCAGAGACTGGATCTTTACCACCTACTGTGGTTAAAGAGTTTTCTATGTACCAACCACCTGGCCCTTGAAAGGCATGGGTGTATAACTTTGCCCATGGAATTTCTTCCTTATCTGGTGCTGGTAAGAATCTGATAACGGCAAAACCATTACCTGATTTATCTAGTTCTGGTTTCCAGAGACGTTCATCTCCTCCACCACTAGCATTGTTTACTTTCTCGACTTCTTTGACTAATTTTGCAGTCAATGAACCTAAGTTAGACTGCTTCTTTAGACTTGCGAAAGACATTCGGATTACCTCGGATTAATTAGATTTGGCTTGTTTGTATTCTGTTATATTAGTATCAATAATATAGAGTGTCAAGTGTTGTGCTCTTTCATGTGACCGATTATGTCGGACATCTGATCAAACAACTTACTAATATCAACATTTGCAGGAAGACCCATAGACTTAGCAGATGCTAAGAGATCTTCTTTCATCCTTTTTGCATCAGGATCATCTGATAAACTTAATCGTGCATAAACAATCTTTTGTTTCTCGATTAGTTTGGATAACTCCTCAATATGATGAGCACGATCAGCAGCATTCATATATGGAAACTTCATAAAGTTTGAATAAACAGACTCTTGAAGTTCATGAATTGCTGTCATCTCTGCTCTGACTATTTCTGAATCGAAAAAACTCATAGAACGATTTCTTTAAGGATCTTTTTGTAACGGAATACATCAATATTTAGGAAAGGAGTATACTTCCTGACCCGCCTACTGACGGTTTCCCACACTGGGTCTTTTAACTTTTTATCAAAGTTACTACCATACCCTAATATTCTATCATAGATTACTAAAGTTTCAAGGCTTATGTTACCACCTAGAAACTTTTTAAGAACAATCGGATGTCCTTGACTACAATCAAAGATCTCATCTACATTATTATCTTGGAATAATTCTTCCGACTCTTCTTTAAAAACATATGATAATGATTCTACCTTCTTCTTCCAGTCAATATATCTGCCTTCTCCATCTCTAATCATCTCTCCAATCCACATACTCTCAGGATCAGAACAAGATACAAAATTAGATACAAAAAAATCTTCTACTTCTTTATTACTTTTCTGTCTTGCAAATTTTTCAAACCAAAATCTATCCTTTCTTTTATAGAAGGCTTCTTTGGTTGCCCTTGTCTTACCACCATACTTGTGATAATCATAATGTTCTTTTGTGAAGTGATTTTTTAATGACAAATAGCAACGGTATGCATCAAAGGGCATCATTTTATATGGGTAGTTTTGCTCTAGTAGTTCTCTTTAAAAAGTTAAGTTCTTGTGCTTCGTATTTAATCTTTTCTTTGAGAGGTTTTGATATCAGTTTAGGAACTGATTGAACATCTATTGAATTGATTTCACAGAAAGAAACAATCGCATCAATATAATTCATATCTTCATGCGTTTGCACCATGTGTTCTATTTCTTGTGCAAACTTTGCGGGGCAATAGAACTTATCCTCGAAAGCCTTTTCTAGTTCATTCTTCATTTTTTGACCCAGTATTGTGAGTGACAAATTCTTTTATGTATCGTACTAATAGTTTAATATAATCCTCTTTGTTCCTTTTGTCAAATACTTTTACTTCACCGTCAGGTGTGACCATTAAAGTAATTAACTTTGTAACAGGGATACCAGTCAATTCATAGTAAGCACTAGCATAGAACATTTCTTGAACGAAATAATTTTCCAACCATGCTTCTGGTTTAATTTTATTTGAAGTTTTGAAGTCTATGACTGCCAACTCTCCCTCATACTCCGCTATACAATCAACTCTACCTGCAAGACCAAGGTATTCAGAGTAAAGGGTTCTTTCTATAGCGTGTATATTATTTATCTTATCTAGATATGGTGTTGCATGATGAAACATATACTTGGTAGCAGGCTGATAATCATCCCAATTAAGTTCAAGATTCAACAAATAGTTCTGTGCTGCTTCATGAAAATCAGTTCCACGAGCAGTTGCTTTCTTTGTGATTCTATTTGCTTCTTCTACACCAACTCTCTTTCTCCAGTCAGCAAAGATCTGACGATTATAAAAAGATGTCACAGATGTAATAGAAGGAACCCATTCACCATTAGGAAGATTATATAATCTTATTCCTTTAGTTTCTTTCTTTTTTAATTCAAGATCACCTAAGTGATTACAATGTTCAAACTTCATTTAAATAAAAATCCTACAGGGCATTTACTAGTCTCATTGGTTCTAGAAAATAATTTCTTCTTCCAAAATTTATCTATCCATCCCTTATTTGTTTTGTCATTATAGGCTTGTTCTAGTTGTTCGATCTTATCAGGATCCTTTATCTCATTCATTGTAATAGTATTATCTAAATTTGTGGGATAAAAAGATATCCTACAAAGAGGATCTCCTTTCTTTATTATAACAGGTTTTGTCTCATCCACAATAGTCATTCCAAGACTAGAGGTTCTTGACCAGTTTGATAAATTAAACCAACCACGAACTGCAATAAAATTATTTTGTAAAGCAGTCATTGGATGATCATAGAAATCAAACCAAACATCATCCTCATTTGTATAGAACATATACTTTGGGAACTTTAATTGAATAACAGGTTTTGGTGAATTGATATGTTCATCATCCCATGTTATTAAATTTGGATCATCACAAATAATTTGATGCAAACCACCAGTGTTTCTATTCACTCTAAGTGAAAAATCAATTGGAGATAATCCAATAAAAACCCTGTTCTGTTTATGAATATGAACAGGACATTTTGCATACACATATTCTTGATTCATAAACTCGGATTCTCTAATCAAAACTTGTTCAGTAGAACCAAGAGTTACATAATTTATAATTGTGTTTGACATTAAATGCCCATTTCTAATTTGGCAAGTAAATATTCTTTAACTAAACCAGAACGAACGATATCATCGATTCCAAATTCAACGACATCTACAGATGACATAATACGAAGAATTTGCATGAAATCAGCGATACCATTTCTCTCTTTATCTTTTATAAGATCAGATTGAGTAGCATCACCACAGAACATAATCTTCGAGTTCTCACCTACTCTTGTCATTATACTATCTAATTCATGAAAATTCAAGTTCTGAAATTCATCAACTATAACAATCGCTTTATCAAGAGTTGTTCCACGAATGAATGATGTAGACCAGAATGATATTGTTTCTTGTGCTTTTAAATTGCCATATAACATTTCAAAGTCTGCCTCGGTGGCCATCTCAAACATATACTTCACCATATTCTTATATGGTATCTGATATAAGAATGCTTTA